AACTCAAATGTTCCAGAGTTACCAGATGCAAAAACAGTAGTACCATTTGGTTTGATAGTTCCTAGTTCTGGATCTCCTCCTGTGTAATTAAATAAGTCGTATGTTGCAAATGCTGCATTAGTATTTGCTTTTTTTAATAGAGCATGACTATGTGTAAGTGAAACTCCACCAGAGGGAGTAAATCCTTCTACTTTACCCTTTCCAGTCTTATATCCAGTCAAATATGTATCATATATTCCGCCCGATTTTAGTCCTGATGTTTGTGGACATTCTGAGTGAAACAGTAAATGAGAATGTTGAGGTGCTCCAGCTAACTTCTTTTCTGCTAGTGTAAATGTAATTGTTTCTGATCCTATAATATTACCACTAAGAGTATCAGTAACATCCGTATATCCAGTTGTGGTAACAGCTCCCAAATTAAATTGTCCTTTTTGTGACTGTTCATCAAAATACCACTTACCACCAATACTTTCAATACCAATTGCTAAATCGATATTTGCAATAACTGGTGATCCACTACCATAAACTGGTCCATATCCAACAATTTTTTTAGCAAGCAAATCAGGAACTTTAAATGTTCCCATATCAGTATCAGGCCAATGCTCTAATACATTTTCTTGTAAAATTGGAGCAATTGAACCCTGATTGTTCATTCTAATTTTAAATGTTGCTCCCGTGCCAGAACCAGAAATAGATATTGTTGGTGGTGTTGTATAACCTACTCCAGTTTTAATGATAGTAATTGAAGTAACTTTACCACTATCAACAACTATTGTTCCAGTTGCTGTAATCCCTCCAGTTGGTGCTGCAGAAAAAGTTACTGTATTCGTAGAAGAATATCCACTACCACCTGATAAGACAGTAATTCCGTTACTAGAAGATCCACCATAACTATTCCCAATTGCTGCATATAATAAAGGATAATCAGAAATATTATATTCAGATCCATCACAATAAAGATATCCTCTATATTGAAAATCTGGATTCAATTCTGGTTGAGCATCACCAGTAATATTTACGTAAGAAGTTGTTCCATTAACAGCATTTCCAGTTGGCACAAATTCAGAATCAAAAGATTTTTTACCAGATTTAGTTTTTAAGACATTAATGATCGTTCCTACAGAGGCAGAGTCTGGACCTTTCTCTGAGTAATAATTTTGTCTGTTATTGCGATATACAGGATTAAAAGCTGGCATTTTATATCTTTATTAAATATTCTAGTACAATAAATGGTGATGACACCGCATCAATAGATGCTTCTGTTTCTGGAAAAAGACTTATCGTAGTATTTAATGCATCTGGTTCCAATAAAAATGTATCTGTGACAATTTTAAAATTGTGACCAGATTTAGTTATAAGAATTTTATGGTTATGTACAGTAGGATCATCAACACCATCAGTATATTGAAGTTCTTCTACTTCACTTTGAATATTATGTGCTTGTGGAAATGATGATGTACTAGTTAAATTTGAATTGAGTGGTAATACATCAGAAAGTGATGTACCTTTCCAGTCATTAGGAACACCAAAAGCTCCTGTAAGATAAGTTGCAGGAGTAGTTCCAGTAGTTGGCCAAACTTCGCCATCTGCACCTCCATTAATTACATCAGGAACACATCCAATTAAAGAATCAACATATACATATACTCTTGTTCCAGGAAATCCAAACCAATCTTCACCTAAATTATATTGATATTGATTTTTGATTAAACAATAACATCTTAAGTTTGATAGTGAGCATCCAGTTCGACAAAAATTACTATAAGCTGTAAGTTGACTACCTAACAAAAGAGGTGGTGGCAACGGAACAATAATTTGATTATCTGGTGTATTAGATTTTTCTCCAGATGCAATTGCCCAACATGCGGGTTGATTGCTTCCTGGAGCTCCATTACTCAGTCCACCCTCACTATATTTTGTAGCATTTAACCAATCATCAATATTAACAGTGCTTGCATTCTGAAAACTTTGTACCCCCTGGGCTAGATCTTGACCATTTGCTGGTGGGTTTTTTGGTTTTATTCTAACTCTATTTGTAGTAGAAAAATGCATATGAGGGTGAACTGCTGAAATATCAACCGCTTCGGAATCAGTATATCCAGCATTACCCCATGTATAGGCTGCTTTACCCTTGAGAGCAAAAGTCTGTGGTGGTATAATAAATTTTCCAGAATATGTGACGGTCGCAACTTCACCAACGTTAGATGTTGCTTCTACACCCATACCAGATCTTTTAATAAAATTTCCAGCCTGTGTCTCTGTTAAAATATTATTATATACCCCAGCGTCAGCACCAGGAGTTGGTCTAGGATATTTAGATCCTAGATCTGGAACAACAAATTCTTCGTTAGTCAATACTGTAAGAGGATCTCCATTTTGATCTCTTCTTACAAATTTACAATTACTACCAGTACCAATAATTGTTGCAAGATCTGGATACTGTGCTACATTATATTTTGACCCATCACACCTTAAATATCCTGCAGGCAAAATATTTTTAGAATCTGGATTTTGTGGATTATTTGCAGAAGGAATTTCTACAGGCCAAACGATGATACTACCAGTAAGAGTACCATATTTACTTCTTTCTTTTGAGTAATGTACTGCCATCAGTATGCCCTAATGATGTAAACAACATTTAGTGATGGATTAGCAATATTTGCTAATATATTTAGGGCGCCAGTAATAGTCTCTGGTGTGACATCACCACGTTGAACATTAGTAACTGGATGTGTTGTTGGACCTGTAAGATTACCATTTAACATAGTAACATCAAAACTAGCATGATTATGTGAAGAAAATGTTGATGATGCTGGATCTTGTGCTGCAGCACTAGAATTTAATGAAGTTGGAAAAGTTCCATGTCTAAAAGTTAGACTTGTTTGTACAGATCCAGCGCCACCAACTGCGTTGCTAAGATCTAAAATATAATTTCCACTATCATCTTTGAACAATCCTAAAACTTGAGTTCCAGGTTGAATAAATGTTCCACTAGTAGTCCCAGATTGAACATACATAAATGGAACAATATTTGTTTTATTTGTTCCTAAATTTGTTGATGCTGGCAAGGTTATTTGAGCAGTTTGAGCTGTAATAGTAATATTACTAACAGCAAAAACTGGTGCTGCTTCTGGGTCATCTGTCAGTCCTGTTCCACCAGTAATTCCAGTATTAATACCAAAATAGTTTCTTCTATTTGAAGTCTCCATAGGACGAGGGAACATTCCCGTCCAGGCAGCTTCAGCGTGAGTAGTAACAGGAATACTAGCAGAAATAAGATCAGTATAAACTTGGGATTCTAAAACTCTCGCTGGTGCAGTTGATGATGGTATTTTAGAGTAATCATATGTAACCGAACCACCTTGGGCAGGAAATGTATTAAATTGATTTGTTTGAACTAATGTATTTTCATCATAAAATGTGATTGGAGCAGCACCTTGACACCAAGTATCTGCATTGGCTTCTTGGTTGAATGCTGCTTCATTCCATGAAAGACTTCCGCATCCTAAAGGAAGACTTCTACTTCCGCTAACTGTCATCGATGAAGGAGAGAATACATCTGGTGGTGCTGAACCAGCAAGTGCGCTATCATATGTTCCAGGATGTTTATGATAAGGCATATGATTGATACCAAGTTTTCTAGGAACAGTATAAACAGTTGTTGAAAATGACGGAGGACTGACTGTTATATTAGATTGCCCAGGAGCACCAGTCATTTTTCCAACAAATAAAACTTGAGAAGCAACATTAAATGCTAAATCTGTATCAGCGGAAATTAAAGTAGGAATAGAAATAGTCAATCCATCATCAACAACAAGTGCAGATAATTTACTAAGCGCATCTGTTTGACCATATTGATAAGCAGTTTGTGCTAACATCTGCGGTTCTAAATCCATCATGCATCTTCCAGTAATATCTGGTATCTTGATAGTACCGCCATAATGTGGGAAATCTCCAGTTATAGTAGATCCTCCATAACTATTACCAAGAACAGAAGTCAATAATGGATATCTATTAGCTTGGTATACTTTGCCATCGCACAATATCCAACCATTAGGAACGTTAGAAAGTATATCTCCCTCATTTCCATCTCCTGACCATAACATGATTGTGCCAATTTTGGCAGTTTTCATGGAT